AAGCCGTATTGATTGAGCTACAAAAAGTGAGAGATGCTTTAGGCTCACCGATCATCATCACAAGTGGATATAGAGCAGCAGAGTACAATCAAGAGATTGGGGGAGCAACCAAGAGCCAACATATTACCGCTTGTGCCGTTGATTGCTATGCTAAGAATTTAACCGTTCAGGCATTTCACAAATTTGTACGAGAGGGTATTAAAGCCAAGAAATGGAATTTTAAAGGTTTAGGCTTTTACGATCGAGGTTGGATACATGTAGATATTAGAAATTCACCTCACCTTGTAGAGTGGGTAGGCTAGGCTATTCCCATCTCTTCCAAGCATCATCTTCGCTAAATTCGTATCCATCTTCTTCAGGTGGCTCAGTACAACCACATGCCAAAGCTTGGTCGCATAGATCATACACATCTTGCTTGCTTGTCTCACAATCAATCAAATCTTCGTACATACCGAGTAGGTTGTCGGTCATCCACTGGCTAGCTCTTGCGAGAGAGTAGATATTGATCGGATTGTCATAGCGACATTCAAGACCATACCCATCTACATACACATGATCAGTATGCATAGATACCAAGATACCCGTACTCACATGATGCAAGCTGACAAACCAAGCGATTTCACTCTCAGACTTGTCACGATTTGCATCTATCGTATCGATCAAGTTTTGCATACTGGTCGCTCTCTTGATCTGACACAAAAGTTTGAGATACTTAGGCTTGCCAACGGTTGAATGCAAGAACATATTGAAGCCGATACTAGCAGCAGTACTGATCTTTTGAGTGACCGCAATCGAGGTAAGACCTCTTGTGCCAACCTTGACATCAACACTGAAGCCATTGATGTGCATGACACCAGTCTTAACTTCTACAGCATCAACCAAAGCTTGCTTTTCAGCCTTGACTTGTGCAAGCTTTTCTTCCAAAGCCTTGATTTCATCATCAAGAGCAACAACGGCTTGTGCTTGTGCTACAACGATTTGACCTTCTTCTACAAGACCATGAGCATCTACAAGTGAAAGGATCATGATGAGTGATGCACATGGGGGGATGGTTACATAGCCATCTTCACGAACGAGAGCGAACATATCATTGCTATAGTGTTCTACAGTGTGCTTTACGCCCTTTACATCTACATAGGTGCGAAGAGTCTTGGATGGGTTTGCTTGAGTTTCTTGAGCGATGAGAGCATTGAAATCTAAGAACATTTGATTTTTCCTTTTTGGGAAGTGGTTTGTTTTGCTTTGTTATTTATAGTTATATATAGATTTATGTATTTTGTCAAATAAAATTTAAAAATTTTTTAAATGTTTTTGTATCTCTTCAAAACTATCAAATAAAGTAAATTGTTTTTCAATGGCGTGGCGTCTTGATGGCATACCTAGTCTTTTGACTACCGCACAAACATAACTGACGGAAACATCGAGCGTTTCAGCAATTTTCAAATTTGTGCATCCCTCATCTCGCATGGATCTGATTTTAATAGGTAACTCTGGATCATCAAACTTTCTAATGATTAGATGACTCAATTTATGATGGTAGATATATGTTTTAATTGTACTTTCGGCTTTGCATAGGATATCAGCTATTTCCGTGATAGATTTCTTCTCTATGAGTAAGGCCTCAATGCGTCTTGCAGGTACTGATCTATAAGCGGGGGAGTCGCCGACTTTTATCCCATAGCCTGATAGGTAGGTTTGAATTGTACGGTGAGATAACCCCAATTCACTAGCGATTTCTTTAGCACATAGGCCTTCAATCAGCTTTTGCTCCAGATACTCAGCTGGGGGTTTTCTCGTCTTGATCGTGAAACCATGGGTATGTCTAATCTTTGCAACATATGACTCTTGAGTGCCTACGATTTTGGCAATCTCAAGATTTGTAATTTGTGAATTACTCTCCAGTAGGGAAACAATTTTTTTCACTTTGCTTCTCTTACGATTACTATCATAAAGCTCTACATACCCAAACTTTACGATTGCTCTTCTCACCGAGTCACGATGCACATTCAGCTTACGAGCCATATAAGCGGTTGATTTCCCCGCTAGGATCATCCTATGCAGATCTTTGGGGGACATGCTCGTCTTTGATACCTTTGTTTTCACTTGGCCTAGATACACATAGATCAGTCTTGCGATTGTACCGTCAATCTTGTGGATATCGCACCATGCATCAAGACCTATCTTCTTGACAACTTGAGCCTCAACCTTTTCATCTACCCCCATCTGATCAAGGACGGGTTTGCACCGTCGAGCGAGCATTTGTAGTATATCCGTATCCGTTGGCGTCTCGATGTATGACGCCAGTAGTTGTAAATCGTCCATGATTGTAATTTATCCTTTTATTGTGGTATTCGTAGGATAAACAATTTAAAAGTTATTTATATATATAAAGAAGGCTAATCTATAAAACTTTTTTATTTTACTTATTATTATTTTTCCGTTGTACACAAGCGAGGATACCATACCCCGCCAAGTCAAGATAGGGGCTTTCCCCCATTGGGTCATTGTCCCTTGCAATCCTAGAAATCTTATCTAGCATGCGAACAATGACATGTACATCTTTGTACTGAGCAATTGAGATACCATTGGGATAGAGTAGCTCAAGGATTTGAGTCGTCTTAGCAAAAGCATCACCGTAAGCTAAGTTCTTTTGCTCCAGTAGTGTAGCGATATCCACCGCAATTTTCATGAAGTCAGACTCAGCCATAGGTTACCACTTGACCAAGTACATTCATGTATTGATTGCTCAAACCTAACTGAATAAAGACTTGAGCCTGATTAACATTGAATTTTGGTAGTACTCGTGTATGAGCCTTGCCATTTTCATCAAAGTATGTGAGTTTGCCTTTACGGCCTATGAGTAGCATCATGATCAGATCCTAGGAAAGAATAAAGAAGTTGAGGGTTTGGATTAGAAAGAAGGGTACACTATCAAAATCTAGGTAGGAGTACAAGTCAAGATCATATGCTCTAAATCTTTCGGTATCAAAAGAGTAGCGGTACGAAGTATCACCCGTTTGTCTATTGACGATTGTCCAGTCATACAACCACCCCAAGCGATTTAGTTGGTGCTTACATTGGATTTCAAGAGAGAGTAAGAGCAATGTGGAAAAGCCAAAAATATAGCTTGCATGAGGGGATTTAGAGAGAATACATACAACCAAGAAAACAAAGGACAAGCCTTTGATATACATGCGATTTGTATGTTGTGTTTCGATCAGTGTAAAGATCATATCAAGCTCTTTGTGGAAAGCCTCTTGATCTAGGTAAGCGTCATCAGGGGATTGTAAAAAATCTTCGCTCATCATATTTTCCTTGTGGTTGAGAGATACCCATAAACACAAGGTGGGGATAAAAATTATATTTATTTTTTGTGAGTGATACAACCTTCAGCATCAGGCTCACCGCTATAATCTCTCTTTTGTACCATGGCAAGTTTGTTGGATACCGCCGTTCTTACATCAATATTTGAGAGAGCAGCAAGGTGCATAAGTAAAATATAAAGATCAGCAAATTCTTTTTCTTGCTCATCGCTTCCTTGTTCGGTTTCTTCAAATTCAGCGATTTCATTCTTCAAATGATTTAGAACACCTGGTACTGATGCTCTTCCGTCAAATTGTTGTTGCCATGCCCAAACTTGCTGAGTAATTGTATCTAGTGATGGGATAAGGGGGACATAGAAAGCGACCTTATCAAGTGATTTGAGCATCTCAATTTGATCTTCATTTTGCCCCACAATAGAGTCACTCCACCTATAAAGAGGCTTGATCGTATTGTCATCATGTAAAAGCACACCTTCAAGGCTCATGTCATAGAGTGGTTTCAAGAGTTTTGGCTCTTGTTCGGTACTCATGCACATATCGGCAAATTGCATTTTTTTAGCTAGAGAGCTAGCTGAGAAATAATCGATCAAGTATTGTTTGACCGTAGTTGCGTTTAAAGACATGTATCACACTCTTAGCTTAGGATAGCAAGGATTTGACAAGGTTTAATTACATGGTAAGTTTTTGTAAATGACCCAACTTCATCAGTCTTATAGGTTAACTGAAAGCTAGGGATTGCTTCATCACTATGGATTAAGACGGTTGCACCATATCGTACATGTTGTTCTTCCCCTTGTGCGGTATCCGTAACTTTAGCAACAAATCGTTTACCATCATCCCCAACACTGGTTTTAATATCCACAAAAATGTACCCGCTCATAGGACGAGCCTTATCGAATTGTGAAAGGTCATATCTACTCATAAAAAAATCCTTTTTTAAGTTTATGCGTCAAGCTGATTTCCCAAATCAAAACATCGCAATTTGTGAGTGTCAAGCTGATTTCTCACATATATATACATATATTAAAATAGATACAATAAATAAATAAGATATCACTTGCTTGCGTGGCTGAAAAAGCCTTTAGCACCGATTGTAAGACCTGAGTTATCTCTCACTGGATCGACTTGTAAAAGATCAGAGCGATTGGGAAGAGCAAGGAAGACGGGAGCAGATACGATATAGTACACGCCGTCTTCAAAAGGTGGTAGATCAATGAAAGTATCGCTACTTGCCTTTTCAGTGATACAAGCCTTAATGATTGGGATATATAAACCATCAAGATCAACAGGAGCGACAACGAAATCCCAAGTTAAATTTTTTGTGCTAGGTGATGCAATGCGAGTGATTAAACCACATGGTTGGATTGTGTACAATACTTGATCTTGTGTCCCCATGAAGTGGATAGGATGGGGGGTAGCGTTATAAATACACTTAGGTGTCTCACTGATAGACATAAGCTGAGTAAGATCATGTTCTAGATCAGGAAGAACGGCAAAACCGATTTCAGCCTCTGATTGAATTTCAGAGTAAGACATATAGCGTGCCTTGTGGATCAATTTGCGTGTTTCCTCGATTTTGTTTTGGATCAGTGTTTTTACACTTTCTAGATATGGCTTGAATGCAACCATGATGAAATCCTTGTTTGTGTTGTTGGATGCTTTGAAATATGTTTAACATGAAAAAATGCAAATGTATATATGTTTTTTTATATTTTATTGATATGCGATTTTTTTACCTTGTCCGATTGACTACCATCCCCATGCTCCAGTCATCCCGCTTGCACTATAATCAGTGACTACACCTTCAAAGAAATTCTTGAATGATACGCCGTTCACGATCCAGTCAAGCCATGGCAGTGGATTTTTATCGATCTGGTAAATTGGTCGACATTGTAATTGCATGAGCCTACGATCAGCAAGATACCTGATGAAAGTCTTAACCTCGATCTTAGTCAGATTTTCAATTGCAAGAGCATCCCCAAAGATCAGATCAATCACTTGATCTTCTAAGTTTACGGCTTGACTAAATAGAGCTTGTACTTGACTCTCATCTACTTGCAGGCTCATCTCTTCTACATAGGTTTGATACAACTTTGTCATGGCTTGCACATGAAGAGACTCGTCTTTGATCGACCATTCCACAACCTCGCACATGCCTTTCATTTTGCCATGTTGTTGGAAGTGTAGGAGCATGACAAAAGCTGAGAATAAACTCATGCCCTCATTACATACCGCTTGAGCCAGAGCATACGCCGTTTGAGTACTATCACTAGGATCGATCGATTGCATGTTGTGGATCTTGTCAAGCATTGGCTTATGACTTAGGAAATAAGCATATTCACTTTCATCCAACCCCAAGGTATCGTTTAGTAAAGCATAGGCTCGTTGATGAGTACCTTCACGATTGGCAAACGATAGCAACATGTTTCTGACTTCATTGTTCTTGAAGATAGGTAAAAATTGATCAATGTAGTTATCCGCCACCGCAACATCTGACTGAGTAAAAATTCTTAGGATTTGAGTGATAAATCGTTTCTCAATCTCTGATAAAGCGTTGCTCTTCCATTGCTTTAGATCCTCATGTAGTTTAGCTTCCCATGTCCCCCAGTGCATCTTCTCATGGCTCTCAGCATATTGCATAGCCCAAGGGTAATGGAATGGTTTATAAGTTGTGCTTTCTTTTAGTAAATTGCTCATGTGTTTATCCTTGACATGCGATACATTCGTCTAGTTTCATAACTTCCTTGACGACTGGTTTAGATATTTTTTCAGCTTGTGTGCCAGCAGTAGTACGAAGATAATAAACTGATTTTAAGCCGTCTTTCCACGCTTGAAGGTGGCAAGCATTCACATAGGATTTATCACTACCTGATGGGAAGAAGAGGTTAACTGATTGACCTTGACATATAAACTTTTGCCTATCCCCCGCATGAGTGATTACCCAACGCTGATCAATCTCGTAAGCCGTCTTGAAGATTTGCTTCTCTTGATCAGTTAGTAAATCAAGATGTTGTACTGATCCTTCATGAATAATAATCGATTGCCAAACATCCTCATACTCAGACTCACTCAAGCCCTTGCTCTTCAATAGATCATCAAGATACTTGTTCTTACTAAGGAATGTCCCCGCTCGCGTCCTATGTGTAAACGCATTGGCTACCCATGGCTCAATGCTGGGGGATGTATCTAAAATGATTGAAGAGTTTGAGTTGGGAGCAATCGCTAGTAAATGTGCATTGCGTCTACCCGTACCTAAGCCATCAGGATATTCACCTCGTTCAATGGATAATTTTTGAGTTTGTGCAATGGATCGTTCATTGATCAGTTTAAAGATCTTGTTATTTAAACTCTTAGCAATTACACCTTCAAAAGCTACCTTCTTGCGTTGTAGGTACGAATGAAAGCCCATAGCACCAAGACCTAATGATCGTTCTTGTCTTGCCCCATGGATTGCCTTTACAAGTTGGGGGGGAGCATGATCAATAAAATACTGAAGTACATTGTCCAGAAATGTGATGCAATCTTCTACTATGGTAGTATCTTTCCACTCATCAAAATATTCAAGATTAAGACTAGATAGACAACAAACGGCAGATCTATCTTTAGCCGTTACCAAAAAAATCTCACTACAAAGATTTGAGCTATGTATTTGTAATCCTTGATCTTTTAGACTTTGGGGTAAGGCTCTATTAGCGGTATCCTTGAACATGAGATACGGCTCGCCCGTTCTAAATCGCACTTCTAAAATTCGTTGCCATAGCTCTCTAGCTTGTACCGTCTCTCTTGTCTCTTGTGTATGTGGATCAATCAAATCCCATGCTTGATTATCTACCACCGCTTGCATAAATGCATCACTTAAACAAATTGCATTGTGCAAATTGAAAGCCTTGCGATTGGTATCCCCCCCAGTGGGTAGTCTTAGATTTAGAAACTCAATGATATCTGGATGACTTACATCTAGATAAGCAGCATAGCTTGCTCGTCTAGTCTTCCCTTGTCGGTAAGCCTCTACATCCGAGTCAATGGTCTTGATAAAGGGGATTGGCCCAGGTGCTTTTTGAGATACCGCTCTCACATGCCCCCAGTACCCACCTACCCCGCCACCTAGTACCCCAAGCCAACGATTTTCAGTAGTATGGGATATGAGGCCGTCAAGATCATCATTCACATAGGTTAGGTAGCAAGAGATTGGTAAACCCGCTTTCTTCTTCTCATCATCCTTGATCCTTGAGTTGGATAGAATGGGGGATGAGAACATAAACCAACCGCTTTTGACATAGTTGTAGATACGATCAGCTAGATCATAGTCACCAGCACAATAAGCCTTGCTTGCTCGCTCAAAGGCTTGATCAATTTCTTTTTCGTATGGTAGTAAATAGTAGCTCCTCAAAAGTGATAGAGCATGATCTGAGAATTGCATTTTCTTTTATCCCTGATTGTGTGAAAGGTTTTTAAATATAGCTAAAACACAATGGGGATGAGAGATTTTTAAAATAGTGATAGTGGCGTCGTTACTAGCAGAAATCGTGCTAGGCCCGTTGGTCTTAGTAGAAATTAAAAGGTTCTGATAGTACCTTTTTATGATCTACGAGCCATGACAAGCATTAGCACTTTTTTAGCATCATCCACGCAGACCAGTGGGACGAGAGCACCGCCTTGGTATGCTCTAGTAGTATGAGCAACCGCATGACCTAAATATAAGGTAGAGAATTTTGCAAAGTGACAACCAGCCTCTTCAAAGCCTTCATCCGCATACTCATATAAATCATGTCCCCCATTGTCACTACCAACGATTAGAAAATTGTTGTGTTTATCCACTGATAGAGCAATGTGGCTAACCTCTTTATCAGTTTGTACTTTTGCAACTTGTTTAAGACATCGCTTCAGTGTGTCATTGATTTCATAGGTACGCAATTCATCAATATTTTTAGGGATGATACTAGAGGTATCTGGGTAATCCTCTTGCACAAGTCTTACAGCGATAAACTGACTTGAATCCTTGAAGAGAATATGACCTTTTGCAAGTGTGATTGTGGGGAAGGCAGTAGTCTCAAGAAACGATTTCACATGTTTGATTGATGAGATTGGGATAAGCGTGCTAAATTGTGCATAGCTTTCTTTCAAGAGCGTCACTTGTGCAAGCGTGTACCCATTGGTAGCCTCAAGAACAAGATTTTTGCCTACAGATACAAGGTGCAATGTTTGGAGTCTTGCTCTTTGGCCTGAAGTATCAGCACATGGGAGAGTTAGATCGATTGCTTTCTTTAGATCGGTCAATTCTTCATCGCTCCAGATAGGTACAGACTCATCAATCTCAAACGCATCAAAGGGGGATGGGAAATCGCTTGGATCATGTGACTTGTAGTAAATCTTGACGGATCCTTGTGAAATCGTTTGCTTATCAAAATCGATCGTGATTTTACCGTTAAAAATAGCGATTGCTTGAGCCAGTGATTGGTTGTGCATTAGGATTGTAATGTCCTCACTCACTTCTTGATCAAGATCAAATTCAGCAATTTTAGTAGCTTCAAGATTAGTCGCTTTTAAAGTGAGTGTACTTTTGGAACACCCTACATGGATATAAGATAGGTACTCTGGCACAGTGAGTTGGGATGCAAGAGTAATAAGACCTTTGAGAACGGGGAGGTGCTTAGTGATATCAAGAGTAATTTTCATGATTGTCCTTTGATGAAAAGATAAATAGATATATCAAAGACTTTATATAGTATCAATTCAAATTTGATCTAGCACCTTAATGAAATCTGGGAGTAGGTTGGCAAGCATTGGCACAGGCTTACCTACTTGAAGAAGATCAGCCACCGTAAAACTCTTCTTTTCAAAATCTCTAAATTTTTTCCATGAGCATGCAAACCACACGCCGTCAAGTCTGATAAGTACCACCGCTATTTGTCCCCATTCAAGTCTTCGGTCTAGTTGTTCTTGTTGGTATGGATCAATCGCACTCTTTTGGATTCTCATCCCTTCCCTTGATTTACATTCTAGGTATCCACCTTTACCCCCTGGTAACCAAATCTCAAAATCACATCCAGCTTTATCACTATAGATAGCATGAAAGCAGTTTTTCCCAGAGCCTACTCTTTTATATGGCTCATGTCGTTTGTTAATCTCAGCAATCCCATGTTGTAGGTAGAAAGCACTTATCTCTAAAATTTGCTCCTCAGCACTCTTCCCTTGTTTTTGTGCCCTAAGCCCCGCATTGCTCCTTGCCGTTGGTGGCGTTCTCATAAATCCTCTTTTTCGAGTCATATATATCACCTCTTGTTGATTTGCTTTGTAGTCGTGATATAGAAATTTTAACATGTATCGCTATTCATAGATGGCTTAAATATGCTCCAGAAGAAGATTTAATTTTTTGTAAGATCAGCATGAATTTTGATCGATTTTTAAGAAAAATGAGTCATTTTAGCTAAGATA